TTTCCACTGCCGGATGATCCGGGCTTCCGTGGCCTTGAACGCTTCTTCCAGCGCCCGATGCTTCAGGAACTGCTGGACTTCCTTGGCCTGATAGGCCTGGACTTCAGCCGACAGGCCTTCGTCCTGATCCAACTCACTCATAGGTCCCCCGAGAGCAGCAGATAGAGTACAAGCGCCTGTTCGTGTTGTGCCATGGTGGGAATCGCATCTGGACCTGCCAACTCCTGGGCCAATTCTGCGACCTGCGTCCAATCGGGCTTCCGTCGGCGGCGCCGGATGCCGCCCACCACCGTCGGGGGCACCACAGGCACGACGCCGTCATCCGTCGTGGGCAGAATCCAGAGCGCGCGGAGCAGCAGGAGCAGCGCCGGATCGAGTCGTGGCAGCGGCATGGGTCCAGGCCACGCACCCAAGAGCGGGAAGGCGATGGGCGTGCCGCCAATCGGCTGCAGGCCCTCGCGCGCTCCAAACAGGTTAATGGGGAACGGTTTGGCGGCAGGCAGCCAGCCCTGACGGGCGGCCAATGAGGCGAACGGCACCGGCGCGTCCCCGATGGGCGCCACCGAGCGTCGGAATAACTGCTCATAAAAGAAGCGCGGGCGATCCAACCAGCCGACGACGCCATGTGCCCCGAGCGTCGTGGCCACGTTCATATTGCGCTGGATCGTCAGCGGGACTTGATAGCTCATACCATGTCGTCATCCCAGTACGACAGCCAGCCCGCGATGGCCGCGAGGCCGCTGACGTTTAGGATGAGCGGATCGCCAGGATTCGTGCCGAAGAGATAAGCCGGCGGCTCAATCACGAGCGCGATGAGCGCATTCGCCCCGATGCTGTAGGCACCGCTCAGTGCAGTCGCGCCCGATTTCCACGTCAGGGTCGTCGCCACGCTGGCGCTGAGCACCAGCGCATAGACCTTCAAGCGTTGGCCAGGAATCGCCACGATTAAGGTCTTGTCGCCGCCCACGGCATCGGTGCTGACCGGGGCGACTTTCAGCGTCTTCGTGTTCGGATTGCCGGAATCCGCAAAGGGATCACCGACCATTAGCCCATCTCGATCACATCGAGCCCACAGGAAAGCGTCTGCGCCGGAGGCGCCACGGAGAACTTCAGCGCCACGATCCCTGCTCCCACAATGATGGGCCGTTCCTCTGGGACCGGTACCCACAGCCAACCGTTCTGCCAATTGAAGGCATCGGCATACAGCACGGCGGTATCGGTCCCGAGGGTCGTGTTCATGCCCTTGACCGTGAACCCCGCCGCCGCGTCATCCGGGTCGAGCGGATTCACGTTCGGGGCCGTGACGGAGGTACCCGAGGCGGACTGTCGCAGGAGGGAAATCGCCTGCTGGGCGCTCGTGGTATTGGCACTCTGTGCGATCCAGGCCCGCGTGATGACAAGCGAACGGTTCGTATGGGCGGTAATGACAATGGCCTCCGTGATCGCGGCGGTCAGGGAGACCCGGACTTGGTTGACGGAATAGGCACGCGGCATTAGTCGGGCTCCTGGGTGGTGAGCTTGGCGATCCGGCCCTGGGCATCATGGGTGACGGTCGTGACCTTCGGCCCCTTCCTCTTTATAGGGGCTGGCGCGGGCTTCGGCGGCAGGTTGCCATTAGTGGGCTTCGGCTCCTTCGGCTGGAGGGCCAGCACCGCATTCGTGGCCATGCGGTCGCGCTCGAGTTCGCGCTTCTGGGCCTCCACATCGGCGTCGATCTGGGCGATCTGGAGGCTCGAGCCAAACTGAGCATTGGCCACGGCGATCCGCACGGCCACATCGGCCTCCGCCTTGTCCCGCTCCCGCTCGTCGGTGAGGTGCATCTCCTCGCGCTTGAGCGTTAGCTCAGCTTCCTTACTCATCAGTTGCGCCCGGAGGTTCGCCATCTCCTGCGCGGCGGAGACCTGGGCAATCTGGAAGTCCGCCTGATCCTTCTGCAGCTTCGCCTGGGCCTTCGTCATCTCGGCCTGGGCCAAGAGCAGGTTGGGATCGGGGGATGGCGGCTGCGGCGGCGGCTGCCAATTCGGTGGGAGCTGATTCCAGTACTTCCCCGTGTCCGGAATGCCCTGCAACTCTAACATGGTGCGGTAACTATTGAGGAGCTGGCCCACCGAGACTGCCGGATTCGCCGGTCCCAGGGCCTGGAGCATTTGCTCCTGCTTCAATGCATTTGCCGCGAGGACCCCAAGTTTCTCTTGCGTGCCAATCGCTACATTGACGGATACGTCCATATCCGCATCCCAGGCCCGCGGATCGACTTCGACATATTGGCCCCGGAGCCGCACGATGCGGGCACGCGGCTGATTCTCCACGAGCAACTTGAGCAGACCCTTGCCCAGTTGCTTCATCCCCACCATGAAGTTGCGGGCGATCAACTCCACCTGTTCCGAGGCGGCCTGCACGGCCGCTTTCACGCCGATCTCTGGGGTTGATTGCAGGGAATCCGGGTCGAGCGTCGCCGGTAGTGGCCCGATGCGTTGCTGCTTCACCGCATCGAGATAGTTGAGGAGTGCCAAGGCCGCCGTTCCATCAAACTCGTGGCGCATCTCCTGGACCGCTTGTGCGGGCTGGAGCCCATCCCGGATGGCAACCTGTTTGCCCATCGCCGTGGACTCCAGGGCTTGGCGATCCACTGCGCCTTCCATGTAGTAGGTCGTCGGGAAGATGCTATCCGCTGTCCCGTCGGCGATGGCGCGCAGAATACTCGACTTCATGAGTTGAATATCCATCGTGCGGTCGGACACGGACTGGCCGATGAGGACATGCGGTTCCCAATCGGGGCAGAAGAACGCGAACGGCCGCTCGTCTACGGGCTCCGGATCGCCGATGAGATGGAAGTCGGCGCCGAGCAACCGGACTCGACAGAGCTCCGAGATCCCGTCCCCGTCGAGGTCCAGGTAGGGATAGCCCTCGATCCACAGGTTCTTCACTTCCGAGGGCGCAGCCGCCTTATCCACATGGCTGATCCCGCCCCGGCGGGCGATCTCCTCCAGGGATTGCATGACTTCCGTGGACGGGCCGCCCCACTCGTCAATCTCTTTTTCCGGGACGCCCATCGCCAGAAGCTCGGACTTCGTTTTCTCCGTGCGGTGGCCGATGAAGGAGGCCATCTCACGCGTCCTAGCATCCCGCGAGATCAGGATCTCCTCGGGCGGCGTGCAGACGAAGCGGGCAAACCCCTCCCGACGCCAATGCTTATACTCGACATCATAGCGCCGGAGCCCTGTAGGATCGGCCCGTTCCGTCTGTTTCGTCACCTCGACATCGGGATCATTCAGCAAGGCTTCGAGCTGCAACACGTCGCAGTTGTTGGCCGTGTAGTCTTTGTAGGTCGAACCATCTTCCCACCAGTACTTCAATGTGCCGAGTTTTCGCGCCAAGCCATCTTTGAAGGCGCCGTGGATCTCAAGGAAACCATTGTTGTCCTGATCGAGCACGACTTCATTCACGGTCTCCGTGGCTTGGCTGGCCCCGGCGACGGCCTGCTCGATCGCATCGAGCGACTTGGGGCGCGCCCGATATTCGATGATGTGGCCTGACGTGGGGAGGAAAATGCGGATTAGGCTCGGCAACATCGCCAGGATGGTATCTCGGCTATCCGTGAGGATGACCTGGGAGCGCCCGGTCTCCTCATTGCCGAACTTGTCGCCGCGGTAGTATTTCGTCGCCTGCACGCGGTCGGGAGAGAGCTCGGCTTCGAGGTAGGTCGTGGCATCCGTGATGTGCTGGTAGAGCACGTCTTGGATCTTCTCGCGGGTCATGCGCTCGCGCTTCTCAGGCATTAGGCAACCTCTTCATCGGGCGCAATGGCATCAACCTCCCGCTGAGCATCTTCGATGATCGCCTCTCGCCACGCCTTATACTTCGAGCGCACCCGTTCGGGAAAGTGGAGCAATTCAATGGCCGGGCGCGGTCGTGAACAGCGGGCATAGTGGCCATCGTGCAGTTCAATACCAGTCTGTGGATTGCGACCAGGGCGACCGCCGCATTCGCTGCAGGCTGGCTGCGCTTCCCATTGCTCAATCGGCTTCGGATGCTTCACACAAGGCCCCTTATAAGCCGTGGCGTGAAGGGCCGGTGCGCGTTGTCCCGGCCCCGCGCCAGCGTGATCGCATCCGCCGCGAAGGTCAGCACGAAGGCATCCGCGAGGTCGGGCGAGTGGGCCTGGTTCTTCGGCGTCACGTACAGCTTCCCCGACTTCCGTTGGAAGTCATAGCGTTCCCGCGTCAGTTCTCCTACCAGGTCGATGCGCCGGCCTTCCACGATCTCCGGCCGCTTGTAGGACTCGGGCAATTTGCAATCCCGGCGCTCGAACCATTCGCGCGCCTTGAACCAGAGTTCCGTGCGCAAATTGTCATACTTGTCCGCATTTTGCAATGCGGGAGACTCGGAGACGTTGATCCCCTTCGCCGGCAGGCCCAACTCTTTCAGGCGATCCACGACGCCGCCACCCACACCGATCGCGTCCACGCAGATGGCGAGCGGTCGGAGGTAGTCCGGGGTCGCGTCCCATTCCACCTTCACGCGGGCCGAGAGCTCCATGGTGTCGAGCTTGGCCCACCAGCGGACAGGTTCGAGAAGTTGCTGAGCTTGCCGCTTCGCCAATGCTGATCGATTGCTACCAAATCGCGCACAGTCCAGTCCCCAAAGAACGGGCGCGCTCCGGTGGACGGTAACATCGCGTGTAAGCGCCGGTTCAACGAGATCAAATGGGATAAGAACGTCATCCTCAGAGACTGGGAACTCACCGAGGACTCGTACCCGATAAACGTTGGAGTTGCTCCCATAAGTGCGCTCCATGAGGTCGGCGTAGGCCTGCGTCGCGGTGGGCACTTCGCTACAGGGCACATGGCGCGTCCACCAGAGGTCCTTCAACGTCGTGTGCGCCGCATGGAAGAAGCCCGAGGCGCGCACCGGATTCCCCGTGAGGATCGCCATGGGGTGCGGCCCCGTCAGACTGCTGCCAGCGGCTTCCCACACACTCTCCGGGACGCCGGAGGCCTCATCTACCACCAGCAGGGTCCACATCGAGTGCAGCCCCTGCAGCGCCTCCGGCTGCTCAGCGCGCGCCGTCTTGATGGTAATGAAGGACTCGGGCCGGCGCTCGACCAACTCCGCCGCGTCGGCCTTGATCTCGACCAATCCCCGCAACGCGCGCGGTAACCGGAGTCCCCACGCCTTGAACTCCGCCCACAAGGCGTCAAAGAGCTGCTTCTCGCTCGGGGCCGTCACCCCCGTCTTCTGGGGGAACCGGCACAGGATATGATGCCAGAGGACCCAGGCGAGCCAGGTGGACTTCCCCACCCCGTGGCCCGAGCGGATGGCGATCCGCGGCTCGCGGCGGTCGTAGGCCGCCGAGGCGTCGCGCTGCCACTCGTAGATGTCCTTCCCCTGGGCCCGGTCCAGATCGTTGGGAAAGTCGAGCACCTCCCGGATAAACAGCTCATGGTGGGACTCGTAGCGCTCCAACCAGGCCACGAACTCATTGACGGCCGGGGCGGCGGTCATGTCATTCCCGCCTTGGTGAATGCCAACTTGCTGAGGTCGCGCCGCGCGCGCAGCCACCGATTGAGTGCCGCCTCCAAGGTCATGCGGTCCGCATCGCCTTTGAGAAAGGCCTGGACGGTCCACCCGATGTAGCGCGCCGCCGCAATCTCGGCGGCCTTGATCCGGTCTGCCTCTTGCGCGTTCATTCGCCGTTTCCTATGTTCGCCCTCGGCGCAGCTCGTCCAGCGCCCCGGTTCGATCGCTGAGCCCGAAGCGAAGCGTCCATACCGCGAGCAGCCCTGCCGCGACAGGGTGCCCGGCCCCGAGGGCAATCAAAATTGACGGAGATGGCCCGTCAACCATGCACATTCAAAAAAATGGATCTCGCGTCCGGACCAGTTCTTGACTTCCTTCCCGAAAGAAAAAAGCCCCAGAAAAGGTAGAAGATGGACTCCGTGAGCCTACGTGCCCCTCCACCGGACGGTCGAATCCTTCAAGGGGGGCTTCAACGGGCCAGCAGCCCGTACGGGATCGCCAGCGGCACCACGCGAGCGCCAGTCGCAAGCGAGGATCTACGGCGG